TATGACGGGGGGTGGGCCATTTTGCGGACCCTGCCCCCCCTCTTTTGAAGTTCAGAATGGACGAAATGGACGAAAGCTCGTCAGAATTCTCGTTCTACAACTTGATAGTTTCCAGTCAAGTTTAGTTTGAGAATCTCTTCAATCGCTTCATTCGTTGCTTCAAGTTGATCGGCTTCGGTGAGGTCAGTACTAGTGGTAGTGACCCGTGCCAGGTAGGCGCAGGTGTGGTAACCTTGACTTACATCAAACTTAAACCACTCTTCGAACTCATCGAAAGGATCGTAAGGATTGTCCTCGGTAGTGAGTGCTAGGCGTAGCATGGCTCTATACACCCCGTTTCAAGGACAATGGACAGTTGGCAATGGACAAGAAGCTAGCCATTCAGGTACTCCCTAACTCTAGCTGTAGAAATGCCCAATGCCTCAGCGATCTGTGCTGTGTTGGCTCCGTTAGATCGAAGAGTCTTGATTCGATCCTTCTGAGCACCAGCAAGAGGAAGCTTCTCCTTTGGCAAAGCCAGTGACTTGATGGTGTCAAGATCAGAGTTGGCTAGAATATGCTCCATCATCGAGTTAGATATAGCACCTTTCTGGATGGCCTCCCACTCACGAGGGGTGGGGACCACTCTTGTGCCTTCTCTATCGTAACCAAGACGGCGGCGGGCGGTCTTGATGGCCATGGCCTCAAGCTTAGCCCGTTCTTTCTTGGTCAAATTTGGATTTGATTCAAGCTTCTTCTGCACAACACCTTGTGCCACTAGCTGTGCCTGCCGCTCTAGGGGCTTCTGTTTGAGGGCCCGGTTCAATTTAGCGCGGAGGGTGGCAACTTCAGGGGCATAGCTCTTAGCAGCCCGGGGGTCTCGTTTGATGGCGGGGGTTGAAATAGCACGCTTCCTAATATCGTTGGCCATAGCCTTCAACTCGTTGGCGTGCTGTGCGTAAATACCCTCCATCAGTGTACCGGAGGACAGCTTCCTAGCATCGGTAGCCTCGGCCATCCTGGTGGTCTTGGTCTGCTTCTTGACTAGCTTGCCCTGCTTGTTAATATAGGACTCACCGGTCTCCTCGTAGACCCTGCGACCAGTGGCTGCATCATATGGACCACCCTTCGCTGCACTGCGCGGCTTGCGATGGGGTACATACTGGACACCCTTGGACCTGGAAATAAGAGTGGCTGCACCTTTATCGGCGCCGCCCTGATACTTCCTCTTCAATGCGGCGATGCCATTGTCTACCTCGGACTGTTTGTAGTTGAGATTATGCTTCTCGGCATCAATAACAACCATGGAATGACGAACAGCCCGGGACAATTCATCGGCACTGGCACCCTTGAGAGTCATGTCAGTAATAAGATTGGATACCTTACCCATCTGGGTCTGAGTATCCGACATCCTCTTCATCCCAGGGTAGCCAGGATATGTTCTCTTAGGGTCGAATCCCTTCAATCCCTTGAGTGGAGCGGTGGAACGAATCCGGGTCTTCCCCTTGTTGGGGATTACCAGGACGGAGTCGCCATCAAAATCAGCACCGCTAAGACGCTCAGCGACAGAAGGATGGATCCCAATAGCATCCCTAGCATTGCCAAGAATACTTCGAGACTTCTTACCTCGGTTGTTAACAGTGAGCGTAGGAATCTCGAAAGTCCCGCCATGAGGATAACGCACGAGACTAACAACGTCACCGTCCCGATAGTTAGGAGCATATACCTCACCCTTCTTGAGATGGGGCATCGGCAATAACACCTGAGACGCTTGACCCGGGAGGGCCTTGGCCTTGAGATGTACCGAAGCCGAGTCACAGTCATCAGCCAGGGACATGAGCATCCGCTTACGAATAACGGGGTTCGTAAGTCCCATGATCTCATCGAGCTGCTTCCGCTTTTCATCACGGACAGCCTGAAGCTGGCGCTTGGCCAATTTGGGGGACTGCTTGGATAAGAACTGTGAGGCCAGGGACTGGGACCATGAGTCCCACTTGCCCTCCTCATTCACAATATTGAGTGCGCTCAGTTCCTTCTTGCCAGTCTTCGGGTCCTTAAATAACTTCTGTTTAACGACCGCACCAAATGGATTCTCGGGATCATCCTTCATGGGCTTGAGGACCGTGTGGTCCTTGGAGCCCAGCATGGGTGTCCCCTTCTTCTTGTTGGTGTTGAAGACTATGTCCTTGCCCTTCGGAATATCATCCGAGTACATGACCATGCCCTTGAGGTAGTGCGTTCCGTCAACCGAAATACGCACCTGGGCGTAGTTGGAGCCACCAAGGCTGAGCTCTTTGACTCCACGACGGAGCAGAATAACCCCGTCCATGTCAGTACCGCCGTCTTCAGCGTACTTAATGGCGACCTTCTTCGAGGATATGGCTCGAGGAGTGCGAAGCCCGGTCGACAGCAGCCCCTTCTCGTCGATGACCACACCAGGAGTACGGATCTTGTCCCTCTGTGCATGAATATCGGCAGCTTTGGTGCCGGGAGGGGCGAGAACCTTGAGAATGGTGTAGTTATCGCTATTGGCCTGCTTGACCTTGACGTCGTGAGTAGTATATCCCTGAGCCTTCAGGGCCTCGACGGCGGTCTTCAAAGATGTCGACGAACACTGGAGATTCTGCTCAACGCCGAGACCGTACTCAATGAACTTCTTCTGCTTCACCTCGTCGGCCAGAATATCCTTGACCCGGGTGATCTCGTCCTTGCGATATGATGCATTGGGCTTGAGAAGCTCGCGAACCGAGGACTCGTTGAGTCCCATACGTCGACCGATCTCCGTGTTAGGCAGACCGGCATCCTTGAGACGAGAAGCTCGAGAAATATCGCCAGCCTTCTTCTCGGCGCGAGCGATACTGTTCAGAGCACGGTACTCGGTGGTGCTCATGCCCCAGGCCTTGGCGATATCGACCTCGGACATGCCCTGCGCCTTGAGTTTGTCTCGCTCGGCGAGGAAGCCCTGGGCTGACTGATATGGATCCTTGCCAGATCCCCAAGGGTAGCGACCCGAGTGTCGTTTAGTCCCGTAGTGTTTGAGGATATCGGAGGGCATCAGTTCTCCTCAGTCTTGATCTCCTCGATGAGCTTGTCAAACCAGACGATCTTGTCCATGATATGGGCGATGTCGTCTGGCTGCGGAGTGTCGACCAGAATATCATCGTTCTGGTAGATGCGCGTCTCGACGTTGATCTCGCCAGGCAGCTTCTCGTACTCCAGGCAGAACAGTGCCGCGTAGATATGAAGCTGGACCATGTTGACGCGAGTTACGCCAGTCTTGAGGTCGTGGATGCGGAGAAGATGCTTCTTCTCGTCGAAGCCGATGGCGTCGGCGGTCCCGAATGCATTCTCGCTGTGATATAGCACGACCTCGGGATCAAGACCGTAGCCAATGGCGTCGTTCACGTAGGCGTTGAAGGTGGCCTTGTTCCTCGGCATCCGCATCTTTAGGCGAATATGCTCTGCGGCCAGGGCGTGAAGCCTGGTCCCCATCGCTGCCGCCTGCGCTGTCCTGAATGCCTCGCCCAGCTTCTCGTCGTCGTAGTTGACCCAACTGTGCTTGCTGGCGCTCAGAAATGCGTGCAGGCCCTCCAGCCTTGAGTGTACGTTCCAGTTCATCGAGCGTTCCTTTCTCGTTCTCTGGGTATATGAATGATGCGAAGGACCACTCACCGAGCTTGTCGATGAAATGATCCTGGTTCGGTCGATGAGCAGCGTCGGCGCTTCTCTTGACCTCGAGTGCGGCCCACTTAGATCCGAATATGATGATCAGGTCGGGTATGCCCTGATTGTGGTTCGGATCGTTCTTGAGGACGAGGCAGCCAGGCAGGCGTTCCTCGATCCTGGATATGAGTCCGCGCTGGTAGTCGCGTTCGAGCATGGGGTCTATCCTCGAATCAAGAATTATACCCACGGTTGGCCCTGGCGCCGCATGTGTCGATACTCGTAAGTTGTTTGAGTTTACTATGCGGTGTTGAGGTAGCGTAGTTCGGGCCAACCGTGGGAGGTATGCTGAAGTGAGAGGGGTCGAAAATATAGAAGGCCCAACTCCTTCATTAGGATGCATGTTCGCGACGCGGTCTATTGTACATGTCGTTGGGTCTTGCGGTGGCTGGTATCGGGGACACAAGTAGACTACGACCGCATGTACAGCACAGACTTGCCAAATGCCAGAAAAATTCTTATACTCTCTATATATAAGAAAATTTACTCAACTCCTGGTAACCAGAACAAAACTGGCAAATTGGCAAAATGGGGGTATAAACGTTGAAATTGCAACGAAAAGTGCTTGCCAGATCGTTTGCCACCCCCGTTTCAAAACTGGCAAATCGCCCCAAAACTGGCAAAATTTGGCGCACGTGTACAATACCGTTTTCGCCACTTGCCAGATCTGCCAGAAAACTGGCAAAAAAACTGGCAAACGCATGCGTCACTCCAGTCACACAAACACCAGAATCGTTGCCCACCCGCCATACCAAGAGGTACAACGGGTGGTACAACAATCACCTCAGAGAGTCATAAAAACCCCTCTCATTGAAGATCTCCTTGACCCGAATCGCCCTCGAAATGGCCTGATCGATGGGCGACTGGCTCTTCAGATAGTAGTAGTTCAAGACTGAATAAGGAGTGTTCAGTCTATCGATTCGCCCCTCACACTGCTCCATGACCTTCCACGAGTAGTTCTGAGAGAAGAATATCATCGTGTCACAAGTGGTACAGTTCCAAGCCTCCGCACCAGCTGTGTACTGCACAAGATACACCCATCGCTCACCTTCCGGCAAGGGTTCATGCTTGTGTCCATTGTACTCAGCGATCGGTACTCCGAGAATATCCCCCAACGACCGCAGCATGAAGAGCTCATAGTCGAAATTATAGAAGACGATGACTCGAGGATGTTCCTCACACAGCTGCCGCACAGTCTCAAGTCTCACAGGATCCTCATTCGTCACTCTTCTCAAGACATGACAGAGACCTCCTGCGTTCTTGATGGGCTCTTCCTTGTACGGATCGAAGCGATACTTCTGAATCGTACGATATGGCTTCTCCTCATAGGATACCGGGACGTCCGTCCGCTTCTTAACCGTCTTCTTGACGAAAGGCATGTCCACGAGGACCCTCTTACGAAGCCGCAACAGCTTCCCCTGCCCAAGATATCGCTCAAGACGAGGATAGCCCGCTCTGTAGTTGAACTGGCAGTGTTCCCTCTCGAACTGGGTGCGGTTCTTGAAGAAGCCATTGGCGATAAATACCGGGCAGTAGTCCATCCAGTTATCACCAGGCGTGCCGGACAGCATGATCCACTCGTTGCTACGAGCCATCTTGACAAATGTCTTGGCCCATTTGCCGTTGCCGATAGCTCTTTGCTCATCGAATATGATGAAAGAGTCACGGATGTCACTGTAGTTACTGATGTTGTTCCACGAATCGACCGTCGTGTAGTCCGTCAGCCCATACATCGAGACATCTCCCTGCCAATCAAGGTCATCCCTCTTGCGAGCAGTGGTGATTATATATAACCTGGGTCCTTCGGCAAGCCGCCTCGGAAGATCGGCCGGATGCCGCACCCCCAGCACTCTCTCAACGTAGTACTGGAGGGCGACAACCGACTTACCCGAGCCCGGCTTACCGGTCAATATGCACCCATTCTTCAGGTTCTTCACAGCTTCGACCTGATGGGGCCACAGATCAACCGGTCCCAAGGTTCACTCCCTCTTGATCTGGAGGCAGACGAGGGGGGCGGACATACTCATGGATTCGATCGGAAGCTCTTCGAATATGACCTCGTCTTCGTTGGCGTCACGAATGGACACGGCGGGTCCGCCCTCCTTTATAAAAGTCCAGATATCGAAGAGTCCCTCCTTCTCGTAGAGAATCTCACTCCCATTGATGACTGTCAGAAGGATCTTCTCTGCGGGTATCACGATGTCTTCCTTTCAATATCGTACAGCGAAGGCTTCATCCAGATGGTTGTCAGATGGTTGACATCGTCCTTCTGCTCCCACTCTCGACTCGAGAATGTCATGATGCCCCCGTCCACAAGACGGAAATACCAGACAGTCCAACCGGTCTCGTCGTACTCTGCCCAGCGTTCGCTGAACTCGACCCTCCGAATGTCATTCCCGTACTCCCAGATCAGGATATACGGATCATGCCCGTCGTTATGCGGGCTCCTGTACTCACTCACCACAGAACTCCTTGGTAGATGGTTTCCCACTTGCGTCGTTTGGCGTCCCACGCCCTCCTCATCGAGTCGCTATGAGACTCCAGGAAGAGATTTGAGAGCCTATTATCGGTCAGGTCACCATTCAGGTGTGCAACCCGCTGTAAGGGCTCCAGAGGGCCGTTGAAGGCCTCCCAGACCAGCTTCTGGACATACTTCGTCCGTCTAATCCCACGATCCCACAGTGTTACCTGCACATAACCATTCGCCCTAAGGCAAGGTGTAAGAATCTGACCGGTCGAGATACGACGAATCCTACCGAGATCACTGACCTCAATATCATCGATGATGCTGTCCTTGAATGTCTCAGTAGGAGCCAAGTCGGCAGTGCTGGGGGATTCCACTCTCCCTCTCTCCTTTCACTCCGTCGACCATGTGAATGTAGTACTCGACTGGCATGTATTCCTTTCCGTCCTCCTCGATGATTGGCTTGTACTTCGGTCCGTCCTCCTTATCACCCTTGGGCGGAAAGTAAGGGTACTCGTCACTCAGATACAGGTTGTCCAGGGCGCAGTTCCAGACGTTGCCGTCTTTGTGGCAGAGATAATGCGAGTTGACCTTCTCTCCCGTGAACGTCTCCCAGACCGTGAATGCAACCGGGAAGGTCCGGCTCTCTCCGTCGACACGGACGGAGAACATGAGGTTGGTCCTGCTTGGGGGCATCATGGGCTTGATCCGATGCAGGGTGGTCATGTTGATCAATTCACCACCCTTGCTGATAGCAAAGCCCGGCCAGCGATCCAGAGGCGTGAATTCCTCGTTCAGGTCCTCCAGATATAGGTTCTCCAAGGAGCAGTTCCATGGATCATCATCCTTGTACCGCACCTCATGCATGAACGGGATCTCGCCATGGAAATGGGTCCAGATGATCTTGCTGAGGAGCTGAACGCGGTAGCGATGTCCTTTGTAAAAACGGATCTGCGGAAGGCCGTACCGGGATGTCCGGACAGGTATAAGCTTGCCTGAGCGCTTCCCGTAGACAGTTCCGTCCTCTCGGATATCATAGGTGTTCGGATCGGGCATCGGGTCAACGATTGTCATTAGTAGCCTCCTCTACAAGACGGTATGCAGAAATCATGTCGTCAGCTACTCCAAGTAACCCCTCCTTGTGCCAGGCAATCCAGCGGTCGCCGTGTCGCTCTACCGTATATGCTTTCATGCCCAGTCCTCATTGACAACTACGGTATCCTCAGTCCACTCTTCGCATATAAATTGGTCGATTGGGAGATACGTCTCGGTGTCGTCAGTCTCGATGATGACTATAGCGGCCCGGGGATCCTCGTCTCCGATGTCTCCGTTACAACATAAATCTTTGATCTTTCGCTGAGCAACTTTGCCATCGAGCGTCTTTAAAACCAGCTTCATTTACGTCTCCTACACGTGTACAATACAGAAAAAATGAGGATCAGTTCTTGTAACGAACAGTGATGACTTGTTTTTCGTCGTCGACGTCGAATTTGCGGATGTATCCCGAGAGACGAACCCGGTAGCCATCATCTTTCAAAATCTCGAGGCCACCGTCTTCTGTCCAACGTATCTTTCCTCTAACGCTCCAGTTCTCGATGTAATCTGCGTTGGATTCAACATTGATGGTCCACTTGTCGGGGTCGGTCTCAGTCTTCTCGGTCTCGAGAGGGATGGTCTTCTCGGTCTCGAGAGGGATGGTCTGCTCGTTTTCAGGAGGATTGATCTTGATGGCGACTAGAGATTCTCCTCCGATGGTATCTATCATACAGTCGTCGGTTGTGACCACCACTTCGCTGACGCCGAGTTCATTCTGCGGGTTGATGGATACGATCCATTTGGTGAAATCCTCCTCGTCGACTCGGATTGTTCGCTTGATGTTGAAGACGTAGATGCGTTCATCCGACAGATGAAAATAAAGCTTCTTGAGCATGCGTTCGTTCCTTCTAGTGAGTATGGGGGCCCCGGGTCTCCCCAGGGCCCCCGTGGATATGGATGTCAGTGTAGGATCGGCTCGTAGAGACCCCAGAGTTGTCCCTCAGTCATGAGGTCGAACTTGTTGTCGCTACGACGGATGATCCACTTGCCGACGGCTCCTGTGTGAAGGTCGGCCTTGATCTCCTCGTCGCTGGCGGCCCAGTTGCGGACCAGACGGAGATTGTCATCCGTGATCTTGACCGCCTCGCAGACGCTGCGGCGAGGGGTGAAGAGCTTGACTTCGAGCGGCATCAGAACGGAACCTCCTCGGTGTCGGCGTCCTCGGCGTACATAGCCTCAAGCTCGTCCTCCACGATAGTGAAGAACCCCTTGTCCAGATATGCCGAGCAGAACTCCACTCCAGCTTGAGTGCGTCCGTGGTAGGGACGGAGGGCAATATCGGCCCGCTCGAGATCTGCGAAATCGAGGGCGCCGACTGTCTGCTCGTTCAGGAGCGTACGAGTACGTCCGATGATCGAGACGATCTTGGGCGGACGGCCTCCGAAGTTGACCTTCACCTTGATATAGGGAAGGGGCTCCTCCGTGTCGTCCCGAGGCTTCAGGGTCTTGATGTTGAACCCTTCGGTCCGGAAGTCGTCGACGGCATCATCAGGGAGGATGACGCAGAAGGTGCGAGCCGTGTTTCCGAAGCGGTCTTTCTCGCCAGCGAAGTTGCGGAAGAGAAGTCGGGCGTTCTTGATAGTGTAAGTGTTGACGGCCATGTCGTGTTCCTTTCTATGGGGTAGTAGTCTTGGGATAGAACTTGGTCGACGAAGTATGGAGGTGAGTATCGATCGCAGCTCCTGGTTTCCGCTCTAGGCGGATGATGCCGTAGTCGTGGAGGCGCATGAGAAGCCACCGGGCGTCCCACTCTTCTATGAGAATATCGTAGAGCCTCTTGATCCAGTCCTCCTGTGAAGGATTCAGTAGGTCACCGAGCTCTTCTTGAAGGAGGTCGACCTTGCAGATGAACGACCAGAGCTCACTGTCCGTGGTCTTCTCGATCATCGACGGAAGGGACGACAGAAATGACTCGATGGCTACTTGGCTGCCGTGAATGAGACGGACCTTCGCAAGCTCGGTGAGCTCGTCGGAATTGTCAGTCATCGGAGACCCCCTCGATGGAGTTGATTCCGACGATAAGTCCCGCCTCTACAAGGCAGCGTACGAGGTCCCGGTCGTCCAGCTCGGTGCGGCAGATATCGAGGAGGTTCTGGACCGTCTGGCGACGGTAGTGACCATAGCTGCTGCGGTCACAGCACTCGAGCTTATCGATGAGCTCCTTGATCTCGTCGTCCTTCAGGTTCGCCACCTCGTCCCGAAGGTAGCTGGTGTAACCGATGAGGATATCGTTAGCGGTCTGTCCGCCGTCGTAAACAGAAGAGAGCATTGTGTTCGTTCCTTTCTATCGAGAAACCTAGAACCCGGGTTGGGTTCTAAGTGTGAGGTTGGTTCAGTTGGTCTTGAATGTGTCGCTGATGTTCTTAGCCATGGCGAGCATGTCCTCTTTGGTTGCTGAGAGGCGGTGCTGGTCGCAGTAGTCACGCGTCGCGTAGTAGGCGAACGTAGCTATGGCGAAGCCAACACCCATCTCAGCAAGGTTGGTGAGGACGTACTGGCGGGCGAGGGAGGGGCAGGACATGGCAGTACCTTTCTGGTGGGGTCTCATTATATGCCCTGCCCTTCTCGCGATTCATGCTGCTAGGAAGGTATCGACGTCCGTATACTTCTGAATTTGCCCTCGGGCAGCGTCCACGAGTTCCCTTCCATATCGATTGTCCAGCTTAGCTCGCCAGTCGTCTCCGGCGTCTTCGTAATCAAGCCAGAGATACCCCTTGCAACCTCCGACATCGCCGTACGAAATAACCTCATTACCCTCGCTGTCCACTCGATGATTCTCTCGTACAAGCCGCCCTGCCCCGGGAGTTCCGGGGATAACAGGAATGAAGCGTCCGACGCGTCCGACGAACTTTCGGTCATTCTCGCCGAATTCAAGCAGCATTCGTGTAGTAACCGATCGTGTCTGGGCGACATCTTCGAGAGCCAGAGGATCTCCGGTGAAGAGAGTCTTGTAGACAACAGGCTCTTGGAACTGCTTGCCAGTTGCGTGCCAACCTTCTTTGTCATGTGCGATATAGACGGCGTCGTTGACGAGCAGCATACGATCGTAGGTCGCTTCGTGCTCGAATGTGTAGCCGTACTTCTTGCCGAACTCGAAGACCTCCGATATGATGCGATCGTCGGCGTTCGGGATTTTGATCGAGTCGGTCTTGATATGCGCAACGGTGTATCCTTTTTCCTGAACGAAATGCTTCAGGTCCACCATGAACAACGCGCCGCGCTTGGCGACGATGTTGTCCACGTTCCGGGGGTCTCGGAGTGGGTTGTCAAATTTGGCAGCGGTGAGTCCGTACGTCGAATTCAGTGCGATCTTCAGCGCATAGGCCAGAGCGTCGAGGTTCGAGTCGTCGTCCAAATATGGAGCCAGCGCCCCATTCAGGATCTTTCGAGCCTCGTCGAGTTCCTTGTGCTTGATCAAGATACGAGCCTTCTTGAGCTCGCTGTACCTCTTGGTGTATGGCCCGAACAGCTGGAGATTCTCGATCGATGTGGGATGCATCGACGCAATATCCAACAAGGCCACGTTCTCGTGGTACCCAGGTTCGGAGGAGACGTAACCGCCCTCGCCGATCTCCTCGCCACGATATATCGACTTGCCGTACTCGTACTTGTAGCCGGGGAACATCTCCGACAGGTCCGTGTATTGCAAGTACTTCTGAGTGTCTCGCTGACCCTGGAATATGATCTGGGTGGTCAGCTTGTTGGTGCTGGAGTTGACAGGGAGACCTGCGATCGCAGCGAGGATCTGACGGGCCTCCCAGTCCGCCTCCAGATGGTCCCATACCTTCTCTGTGGCAATGACGTCGTTGTCGCAATATGCGGCGACCTCCTCCCACATCTCCTCCGGCACCGGTTCGTCCCAGGGAAGGCCGAGCTCCTTGTGGTGGATACCCAGTTCGATCTCCCACTTCTTCAGGGACTGCTTCTTGGCGGCGAAGTCGTAGATATCGGTATAGGACAGGTTGTAGGCCTCTCGGAATCCTTCCTTGATGAGGTTGTTGATAATCTTACGAGAGAGGTGATAGAGCTGGATGTTCGAGTAACCCAGGATGCGACCGTAGAGGATATGGTTGTCGTACCGGCGGTTGTTGAATCCTACGAGCTTCCGCTCCACAAGATCAGAAATCTCGTTCGGAGTCGGATTGATCATCCTCTGGATCTTGTCGGCTCCCCGAACTTTCCAGTTCACAAGGAACAGGTTCGGGAATACCTCGACGTCATAAATGATGGGCGTACCGTCATCCGGCTCCTCATAGGTCTCCTCATGGTCGCTCTCGGAAGAGAACGGCATCTCCTGCACTAGCTTGATACAGTAGTCAGCCTGATGGGTGGACTTCATGGCGAACGTGAGGACCTTCTGCCTCATGTCCGACACGTCATACTTCATCCCAGACTCTTTGGCGTCCGACAGCACCTTCATGATGAAATCAATGCTGGGCTTCGTCCCGGGATGGAATTCCTTCCGCAGGTTCCGCTCTATGAGCTTACGGATGGACTTCTCGTTCTGCATGACCTCCTGACGGATCAAGGGTTTCTCCTTGACGGGAAGATATCCGTCCTCAACCGCGGTAAGGCCCTGGTGGGCGGTGCACTCGGTGAGGCGTCGACGGAGGGCGGATTTGCCTGAGTAGACCTTGCACTCGACTCCGGGCCGCACCAGCCGTGAAAGTACGGAAGGATCCCCTGAATATCGATAGTGGATGTGGATTCCACCCCCCGATCGGCTGAGTTCAGCATAGGAGGGAACCCACCGCCGAGCCTCTTCCAGACACTTGTCTCTGTCCTTGTCGAGGTCGATGTCGATGACGACGTCTTGCTCGGGTACGAGGACATAATGCTCCTTTCTAGTGTCCAAGTCCTTCAGTGTCGTCGTGACGTCGTCCCAACGTTTCGCTGGGAGGCCGTTTTCATTGGCGTACTGCGCCGGACGGTCCTTGTAGAGCTCGTCGAGATATGACGGCTGCTCTTTCATCTCGGTCCAGTCCGAAATCGGGCTCTCCTTCTTCTCCCCCTGGGAAAATTTGGATTTCAATAGTCCCTTGTACACCTTGCGCCGGCTGGTCCCATCGACCATGATTCGATCGTGGAACTCTTCGAAGTAATCCCGGATCTCGTCCTTGAACTTGTACATAGGGTACATAACTCCGTCTGAATATGTCTGGGAGTATTCCTTGTACATCTCGTAGATGCGCTTGAGCGCGACACCGTTCTCATCGTTCAACTCGTCCTGATAGAAATCGAGGAAGTTGAAGATGGGGTTGGTTTTACTCATCATGCCGATGGGCTTGTAGTCGTCGTAATACGACGGACCCTTGGACTTATAGAGTTCCACGCAGCGCTTTACGATAGAACCCCGTTCGTCCTCGAGTTGAGACATGATCTCTTTGTACCGACGAATATCGAGCTTTCGTCCAGAAGGCTCAACGTCGATAAGACGCCTCGTCAGTCCACTCTTCGAGTCGGTGATGCGTACCGGTAGGTTGGTGCCCAGGAACAGCATCGCCTCGGACTTGAACGTATATAGGGACTTCCCCTTCTCGTTCATGACCATCGGTTCGTGAGACACGAGACTGTTCAGGCGGCTGTTGTCCTTGATTCGGGCGAGGTTACCGTCGTGCTGAATAGCCACTCGAGGGTTCGACTTGAACGGCTCGAGGGCGAATTGGTCGCTAGGTCGCCCAAGGGCTGCCGCATCGAACTGCGCGATATGACCATCCAGCAGTCTCGAGATGAGATTCAGGACGGTCGACTTGCCTGATCCAGCAGATCCGTAGAGCACGAAGAACTTCTGGATCCAGGTAGAGTCTCCCGTGAATATGGATCCGATGCCCCACTCGAGTTTCTCCCTCTCGTCCGGATCGTAGAGGGTGCTCATGAGTTCCTCGTAGGCTGGGCATGGGTCGTCTCTCAGAGAATATGTGAGTGTTCCGGTTGCGTAGTCCTCCTTCCTAGGAGTCTGGTTGGCGAAGAGTATCTTGCCGTCTAGAGGGTGATAGACGTCCGGAAGTTTGGACATCCACGCCTTGTAGTCGGAATATGTCTTGGAGTCGTAGTCCCCCAGATACCGCGCCCAGACGGACCCGTCGACTCTCTTCGAGGCCTCTTGGAATCGGCGGGTGACGTCTGCGTCCACGATACGAATCAGGTCGTACTCATGTGTACTCCAGAAATGTGTTTCGGGATTGTACACGGCGTAGAAGGACTTCCCACGAACCATGAGATCCTTGAATTGGTGCACACGCCAGGCCGGCCGTACCTCGGTGGTGCCCGACTTCAGGGCTCGTTCCTTGATCTCGTAGAAATCCATTTGACTCCTTATATGTCGTAGTTCTCCGCTAGGTAGAGCTGCATTTGATACCAGAGCTCAAGGCGGTTCTGGCTCGGGAACTCCCCCGGCTCGTAGAACTCGGGAACGGACTTGAGGGGGAACATGCCCCCACGTCCGTGGGAATCGTACTGACGACTCATCCATCGGTTGATAGCCTTCTCGACCCTTTGATCGAGTTTGTCGTCCAGCATGACGTCGCAGTCCATGAAGTTGATTCCGAGGTTGTTTATCATCTCCCAGAAATAGGGAGCGGGGCCCTCGTCATCGTCCAGCTCAAACGCCATACGATCGGCCAGCCCGAGGAGAACCTCGAGAACGTTGGCCGGGCGCTTAAGAAATGCGGGCGAAAGCTTGCCGCCGTAGCGGTTCCGCCACTCACGACCATCCATATCCCGATTACGGTCCATCATGGCGGAGTAGCGGAACTCGGTACGGTAAAGCTTCATCAGGAGGAAGTAGCTGTCGAAAATGCTCGGCAGCGGACTTTCGTCCTCACCCAAGAATGAGACTAGGAAGTCGAAGTAGTCGTCTTCCATCAGCGGGATCCTGAGTACGAGTCCTCAACGACCTCGAGGCGAATATCGTAGGAGAGGTTGAAGTTGCGGATCCACATGACCGTGACGATAGAGTCAGTCCCGAGTATGAGGTCGACGTCGCCGAGCCACTCGTCCTTGTTGTCAATCGTGATCATGTCCGAGTCGCACAGGACCTCGTCGTCGACGAAATACATCAAGTCGACGCGCTCGAATCCGAATGCGCCCTTGTCGTACTCTTCCTCGGATATGGCCCGGATGGTCTCGCCCTCCGCGACCTCCTCGTCGTCCTCTTCCTCAAAATCCTCTCCCATAATGTCGGAGAGGTCGTCCTCCATGGTGATGTCGAGATACTCGTCGTTGACGATCTCCTCATACTCATCCATCGTCGGCTCCTTCGCTTCGACCGGAGTTTCTACAGCCTTCTCCTCAGGCTCCTTCTTCTCGCTCTTCAAGTCCTGCACGGCAAGAAATCCTGCCGTGAGACCGACGACGAGCGTCGGCAGTAATTTCACTTGCGTTCCTTTCGTTTAGTTACTCGACCGATGGCAAAACCGATCAGGATCAGAAATGCTACCTTCATCGAATTGCCACCCTATCAATCTGGTCGTAGATAACGCCGTCGACGTTGAAGTCGAGGACGAACTTGGTGACCTCGCGTCCGAGGACCGGGTCGTAGTCGCGGTAGTTGAATATCTCAAAGTTGCCGAACTCGACGATGCCGTCGCCGTCTTCGTTGTCGTAGACCCAACCCACCACGGAACCGGCAGACGTCGGAGGCAGGCCGAGGCCCTTGTACACATCGTTCAGGAGCAAATACCCACGAGTCCGCAGGATATCGTTGGCGTAGTTCTCCTGAGCGTGGAGGATCATGAGGCTGTAGTCCTCGTTCCCCTCCCAGGCTTTCGCGTTCTGGTCGAACACGACAGCATATGGCGAGACGCCAAGCTCACGCATGAACTCCTCGGGCTTAAGCTGGAACTCACGCCCCGTCTCGTTGTAGTAGTCCATCTTTGCCTTGTTGAGGGCGTTGGCGTCAGCCTCGGCGAGAATACGCTCGGTCTCCTCCTTACCGAAGCCCTCCTCGATACGGTCCTTGTAGTTGCGGAAGGACTCCTCGAGACCGGCGTAGGCCATGGACAGACCAGCAATCCGGTGTGCGGAAATGCGGTGTGCCAGGATCAGAGAAATGGCGGAGGCCGTACCCAGGCTCAGCGGCAAGGCATAGTGCTTGACAAGGTGCTTCGTCAGGTTGCCCCAGGCACGAGCCTTAGCAATCTGGATCTCTCGCTTGTCGAACTTCTCCTCGTCCTCAGCCGCCTTGACTGTCGACAGCTCGTTCAGGTCCTCCCAGGTGACCTCGCCAACGCTCAACGTCTGCTTGGCCGCGAGGACTGCGGTTGCGGTGAAGCCGGCGATTCCCAGCCCCGTCAGGATGGCGGGAGCGTGCTTGGAGACGATGAGAGCGCCCTTGCCGGCAAGACGCGAAATAACTGTAAGACTCATGATGCGAAGTACTTCCTCTCGTTAAGGCTCTTGTAGACTGCGATTACCTGACCGTCACTCATGCGGTCAACTTTGGCGACCCACGCCGCCGATCCTCCGTATGCTTGGCGCAGCTTAGCGCGCATCTGCTCAACGCTCATTTGTTGTTCCTTATGTCGTTCACGATCGCTGCGATAAGAATGGCATTGATAACCAGTAGGCCTGCGAATATAACCCAGACCGGCAGGGATCCTAAGCCGGCGAGGATGAGAAGTAGAATGAAAACGGTGAGGAAGATAGATGTGAGACCGTAGACGGTTGTCATCTCTTCGTCGTTCATCGGACGTCCTCCGGTTTCGGTAGATCGAGAATGTATCCATTGCGGGAACGGACAGCGCGTCCGCTTCGGAGATCCCGCCATCCCCAGTTCTCATCGGTGTACGACTGGGAAATGCCGGCCATGCCGTACAGGTCTCCCACGGTCGCCACGTCGTACTGGTCGCAGATGCTGATCAGGTGATTCAGGACATCCTCGGCCTCGCTACGGGTTGCGAATATGATGGATTCGAGATTGTGCTCCCGACGGTCCCTCTGAGTGTACGTCCGCTCGGTCGGGGTCTCGCGACGTCCGTACGTCCGATTGGAATACGAAGTGTAGGTCTTGTTGCTGCGAGACCGCTGAGGACCGCCGTCGCCTCCGAAGAGCAGCCGGTCGATCCCGGATGTGAAGATATCACTCACGGCGTTCTTGACGCTCGGCAGGGCAATATCCCAGAGAAGGTAGTTGGCCACCTCCTTGATGTCCTCGGCAAAGAACGCCTGAAGCGCCTGCTTGCCAAGACTGCCCTTGTCAATTCGCGCCGGAGTCTTTACGACCCTTTCGACGGCGGGCTTGGTCTTCCGAGAGTTAGCGGGGAAATCACCGCGCACGGGAATATTGTCGTTCATGTTCGCTCCTTTCTAGAGGCAGGGCCCCAGGTCTCCCCAGGGCCCTGCTCAGGTGTCTCAGGCCTCGATCGAACCGAATACGTCCGGGCGATCCTTCTTCGCCTGCTCGAGGAGCGCCTTGGGCATGACGCCGTTGAAGAACTTGATGCTCTTCTTCTCGTCCTCCAGCAGGCTCAGAACGAACTCGTCGTAGAAGATGCTGTCCTTGAAGTTGGCGAGGATCTCCGGCGACTTCATGAATCGCTTGCCGTCAGACGACCGCTCGCCGTAAGCCTTGTCGACGATGGTGCGGAAGTAGTCGAACAGCTTGAACTTGTCCTTCTTGGTCCAGTCCTCAGGCTTGCGAGACATGAACGCCTGAAGCGTGTCGACGAAGCCGTCGGCCTCCGACTGCTGCAGGTCGATCAGGTCCACCTTGTTCATGTGGAACCAGAGGGTCTCGGTGACCATGTCGCCGTCAAAGGTCTCGGCGCTGACGTTCATCTTGATCATGGATATACCTTTCAGTCCATCGAGTTGAGAGTGGTGGCTGCGAGCGACTTGGTCTGCTTGACAATATGATCCCACGAGGTCTTCTCGTCGAACTTGTCGCTCTTCTGGATGACGCGCTTGACTGTCTTGCCGTTCTCGGTGAGGGTAACCACCACGGCCGCCTGAAGCTCCATCGTTCGTTCCTTTCTGAAAAATGAGAAACCTAGAACCCGAGTTGGGTTCTAGGGGTGAGTAGGATCAGTCGTTGGTCTCTTCGACGAGCTCAGCGTCCACGACGTCGGCGTCCGATTCGATGGCGGCGGGAGCCTCGTCATCACTGTCGCTGGAGTTAGCAAGGGCCTTCACCAGGACGAGCGCGGCGAAACCGGCTGCGGCGGGCAGCACGTAACGCGCACTCTTCTTGGCGACGGCACCGAGCTTGGTCCAGTTGACGGCGATGATGGGAGTCTCGTCTTCACCGGTCTCGGAGTGCTCGACAACGGTGGGAGCGGTGTTCTCGGACATGAGAGTTCCTTTCGAGTTGATGGGGTCTCATTATAGTGGGTGCAGAACTTGCGAAAGCCTATGCCCTTGGTTAGAGGGCATAGGGGGTCTAGTTGGTCTGAGGTGTCTTCATGGAGTCGATGGTTTCGGCAAGGGTCTCGGCGTACTGTCGTCCGGCCTTGTCTCCGACATATGTGCCGAGGACACTACTACCGAGGCCGTAGATGGCGGTCAATACCACTCCGGCTGGAGGGCAGAGAGCGCCGACAACGGCACCGGCGGTGATGCTGGCGGATGTCGAGGCGACAAGGGATACGACCTTGTATCCGGTGGTCTCTTTGAAACTCATGGTCATTCCTTTCTAGATGGGTCTCGTTATAGCCGGTGCTCCTTTCACGAAAGCTTGAACCACTTCTCGGCGGGCTCTACGACGAAATCAACGACTACGACGGCCTTTCCGTCATCCGAGACCTGAGCTCCGTAGTGCACCTCGATCTGCCTCTGTTCATTCCACCCGAGCTGGTCGCCCAAGGAAATACCCTCGAGGCCGATGCCGGCGTAGAACTCGTTGAGGCTGACGCACATCTCACGGAGGAGAGTGTAGTTGAGTTCATTTACGACACGGTCGATCTTGTTGACTGTGGACTTGAAATAACGACCGCTGTAGGCGTCGTAGAACAGGACGTCGCCCTCGCCACAAACCACAGCTGCGTCACGAGGATATGGATCCATCTTGGACGCGGCATTCTGTGAGATCGTCTTCTCCTCCGGACCTAGGCGATCCTGAACGGAGGCGCGATAACGGTCGTACACCTGGCGCGTGCCCTCGTACGCGAGAAGCAGGGACGACTCACGCTTGACCGAGATGCTGTGAGCGCCGATGACGCAAGCGCCAGTGACCAATATGGCGATGGCCGGAGGAGCGTAGATCTTGGCGTAGATCTTGATTCGCTGCTCCTTGGTGAGGCGCTTGAAGTCATCGATATCCCACTCCTGCATCTGACGGTCCGCATGGACGCTCAGAGCGACTGATGCTCCGAGGCCTAACAGTGCCAGTCCTGTGAGGATATGGTGTGAGTTGCGTACGACGAAGTCCTGGGCAGCCTTAACGAATGCGAGGTTCACTTGCTCTCCTTCTCGATCTTGCTGAGCTCTACTCGCCAGGTCTCAATGGCGACGGGATCCCTGAGGGCATTGCGGAGCATCTGCTTGGCAACCATCGGGTCAACGTGGTCGGGGACCGTGAGTGTGACCTTCTGCGTATTGGTGATGGGATCCGGATCTTGGAATTCAGCCTCGGGGATTACCGGCTCGTCCATGTGCGTTCCTTTCTATCGAGAAACCTAGAACCCGAGTTGGGTTCTAGGAGTGAGTGTCAGTTGGCGGGAGCGTTCTGCTCCGCGGCCTTCTTGTTGAGGACCTCGCGGAACTTCGCTTCAAGCTTCTTGTCGGCGTAGTGCTGGAGAGCGAAGGAGGCGGCGAGGAGGGCAACGGCGAGGACGACGCGGTTCATGGTGGTTCCTTTCAGATGGGGGTCTCATTATAGGCCATGCAAAATCCGCGAAACCTATGCCCTCTGTTAGAGGGCACGGGTGTTAGAGACTGTGGTCGATATGGGTAGGGGTGGTGAAATCCTGCTTCGAGATCTTGTAACGGGAGAGCACCCACTTGACGATGGCGTAAATGCCAACGCAGTAGATGACAGACTTGACAAGGTTCTCGACGAGGCGGGAGATCAGCATGATCAATCCTTTCGGTCTATGGGTCTCATTATACGCCCTGCTGATTCTGCGAAAACCTAGAACCCGTGAAGGTTCTAGGCGTGAGAGTCACTTCTTGGTAGAGTTCTGTCGGAAGATCTTCTCGATCTCGGCCCAATCTTCTTCGAGATACTTCTCTACATTGTCGGTCTCCTGGGCGGACGGAGTCGAGGTAGCCTTAAGGAGATGTCGCTGGTGGCGGACGGTCTTCTTGAGCTCCTTGATCTGCTGGGCCTGGGAGTAGACGGTGTACAGAAACATGACGAAGGAGATGAAACCGAATGCGATGAAGAGGTTGGACATGATGCATTCCTTTCGTGAGGGGTCTCGTTATATACCTTGCAAAATCCGCGTTCCAATTTTCCCACCCGGGAATTTTTGGATTTCGAAAATCAGAACTTTTGCAAAAACCTAGAACCCTTGTGGGGTCCTAGGCTTTCGTGTCTCAGATGCGGATCTTGGCGACGAATCCGAGTGCCTTGGAGGCGACGGGGAAGATCTGCTCCGCCTTCACGATGGCGAGGATTCCGAGGATGGAGCCGGCGGCGCCCACCACAGCATCGGGGCTGGGGCAGAAACGACGGTGTTTTGCGTCTTGAATCTGCTCAAGCTCCTTGATGCTGCGAAGAGCTTCGCGATAGGCTTCACTGTCGGGATCCATGCCGTCGATGAAAGCGTAAGCCTCTTCGAGGGCCTTCTTGGTGTTCGGCTTGTTGTCGGACATGGTATTCCTTTCAAATGAGGGGTATCATTATAGACCATGTCGATCCCGCGGATCGTCAGACCTCGGAGACCTTCAGAGTGGCCGTGTCCTTCTTGGTCATGTCCCGAGCGGGGGTCTCCAGAGCGGCGTAGACCTCCTGGTTCTTGTGGTCCACATGGAGCACGCCGTCAACCTCGGGCTCGTAGTTCTTGGCTGCAAGACCGAGCAGAGCGCCCAGGAAAGTGTCGAGAGCAGTGATGGTGCCCACAACCGCCTCAGTGTGAGGGAAACCCCACAAACCCGCCAGGGCGAGATACAGGGTGGCGAGGGCAGGAAGCAGGATCTGAGCAATCCACTTCAGTGTGTTGTAGGTCTGATTCGACAGCGACATAGCGCTTGTCCTTTCTTCGGGTGTCAGGAAAATGGATCGGAAGCCGGTTCACGGCATCCATTACCTTTTCGGCAGTCCCGTTTCCGCCGAAAGTGTGGTAGGGCTGATACAGATACTTCTGCAAGTCCTCAAACTCATCGATGGTGATGTAACCACGGGACAGATATGCGGTTCCCATAGCCACGATCTGGTTGTGCGCTAGACCCAACATCAGCTGCGTCTTGGCGTCATGCCTTTCCGCACGTTTCTGGAGATACGCCCAGAGACCAGTACTGGTGAGAACGGAGCCGAATATGGTGATCACCAGCTCCACAGTATGAGACATTTAGCCTCCGATAGAAACGATTGGACGCACTCCGTACTTCTCAGTCCACTGGGCCCAAGTGATTCGACGCTGGTCGCCGTAGTACAGGCCGAAGTAGTCCTTAGAGATCTGATCCCGGAGCCAGAAGGACTCGCCAGGAGTCGGAATCGGGTTGCCGACACGGAAATACGAGAACTGACGAGAGATCGGACCGATGGTGTGAGTGTCGCCGTTGATACGGTTGTGCACAAGATATGAGCCGAACATCTCGAACTCGGACGGAATAGTGAGTTGCGGGTACTCCCAGGTCCAGTCCTTCTCCGTGCGTTCCCAGGCGTTTCCGGTATTCTCGTAACCGTGCGGCTCCATAACGGGGAACGTCCGGAAGTCCGACATGGCGAAGACCTGAGTTAGCGTAGAGAACCGCACCATACCATTGGAATAGTCCCGTCGCATCTTGGAGCCGTTCCAGCCGTATTCACACCACCCAGACTCTCCAATATTGTCGATTCCGAGGTTACGGTCGCTCATGACCGTAATGCGGTGCTGATTCTCGCCATTCGGGTAGTCCAGCCACCGGTCGAAGTCAACGATGATCCACTTGCAGGAACCATCGTTGTACTGCCAGTAGTCACCCAACCACAAGCCGTCGAACGTCCCGTTTCGAATGGCAGCCTTCTGGGCGGGCGTCATGACCCGGCCTAGGTTGTTGCCCCGAGTAATGACTCGCTTGAGATTCGGGTCGTTATTGAAGGCGTTGAGGAAATCGTTCTTGTTGTTCAGAGCGATCTGCTTTGGTTGCAGGACACTCTGAGCCCACTGAGCATACTGAGCGCCAACCCTGCCGCGGCAGTCCGTGACTTCGAAGTCTGTGTTCGTCTTGGCTCCCCTGGGGACCCGAATATAGGCGATGATGGCCTCGAAGGTGTCGTTCGTCTGGGTAGGCTGCGGAACACCGCCACCCGAAGTTCCCTGAATAACACGAGTACCAGCGGAACGAACGCTGGGCGTCTTGTCGACCCTGAGGGTTATGGCATCGTAACGATCGCCGTCCGTAGCGCCCTCGGTGAGCGCGTAGACCTTGTTTGCGTCGTTCTCAATCCAGTGCCCCTTGAACCAGGCGCGGCCAGACTGGACGATGATCTCTCGTCCAGAGCCCTTGGCAACCTGGTACCCTCGACCCCAGTTCTGGAAAATACCGTCCGAGATGACTCCGTCGAACATGCGGCCGAAGTCGTCAGCGGAGTACTTCCGGTCTCCATTGATGGAAACGAAGAATCCTGATTTCTCTGTCATGTGATGTTCAACCCCGGTTTCGACTTCTGAATATCTGACAAGGACGTGAACGTCGGATAGAAGACGTCCCCCTCCGAGTCCGAGGATGTACGGATATACTCGGTCACCCGAGCGACGTCCTGCTGCCCGAACTCGTTCTGGATCTGCACGAAATCCCCCAGGAAGAAGTCCTCATTGTATGTATACATGGACTGTTGGGCAGCTTCACCAGAGAACATCTCAATTGGCATGTGACGCCACAGCTCCGTATTACACTGCTCGTGGATCTGGCGATATATGGATTCAGGATCAATCGAAGCCACGCCACTAATACCAGTCGCGGTCGAGGTCATGTACCCGTTTGTGTGTTCGATTGACGGGTTTTGAAAATAACCTTCCCGCAAACCGAGTCCCTTGGTACCGACGGTAACTGAGTTGTTCTGCATCGCGGAGTCTCGGTTGTCATCGAGATACTCTTTTGTATTGATCTGTAGACTCAAGGGTACGGTGAATTTCACAGCGCCCGAGAATATCTTGGTTCTCGTACTAACCTTGGACTTGAAATAGGTGGCCTTAGACAGGTTATCGTACTTCGGAGAGAACACTACAGGGGGGCGTTCGCCTTGATTGAACGTTCGGTTCACGCCGTTGTATGTGTACCCGTACCAGTAATACGGATCTTCGCCGTCATACTCGATAGCCCACCCGGACATGGTCAAGTCCGTGAGATTCTGAACCAGTTTATACCAGGAGCCCTCCATAATATATGGATCGACATCGTCATAGGACGTATGAGTGTATCCCGCGTTCGCCGTCACGTTCCGGACAGTGCCGTTGGCGTTCGCCCTGATGTTTCCGATATCCATCGAAGAAACGGGGCGCCCCTTACGAATACCGTTGGGTAACTCATCGACGGAGTACCAACCGAATCCTGTGACGTGTCTCTCGTGTGACGTGTCTAGCGAGTCCCTCTGTTTGAACAGCAGGTTGGTGTAGTGCTTGATAACGTCTTTGACTTTCCCTTTGGTTCGCTCATGCATGCATAGCCTAGTTCCCTCCCAAATTGGATAGGGATGCATGACTCGTCGATCCAATATAGACTCAAGACTGCGCCCGCTGACCGTCAACATTGACTGCTTGCTGTACTCTGTGTTGAGCTCTACCTGCTCGATTATCATGAGCTTGTTCGTGCCCTTGGTGTACAGGTAGTAGTCGAGCTGATAGATCTGCAGGTTCTCCAGAGTTCCGGGAACAGTAAGCTTGAAGTCGCCGAAGCCGTGAAACCTCTCAGTCCAGATGATGGACTTGTAGTCCTCACAAATATGCTGGAGAACCATGGCCTCGTCGAAAACCGCAAGATACATGTCACACCCCCTGAAAGAGAACGTCGGTTGAGAAATATACGTCCGTGAGATTCGGATCATTCATAGCGATCTGGAACTCGTTGACGCCGGGCCTAAGTTTGAGCCAATCAGAGTTACGATCCAGCGCCGCTATGAACTTATCCTTTCGCCCGCCTCGATTCCGGATAATAGACTTGCGCCCTGTCCTAGAGTTGACCGTGACGATGTCGCCGCCCACGATGGGATCGACCTTGTAGTAGGTCTTGTCGAGAAATGCCCCCGTGAGTTTGAACTGGTCGCCGGAGAATGTCTCGGTCACCGTGATTGGAAGCTTGGCTCCGGGACGGAACGTGAAGACCATGGTGAACCCGGTCTCCACATCACCCTCGTAATCGATCGTGGCGGACAATAAACCGCGGTCCTTGCTGAACTCCAGCGACGGAGACGGCTGGTCCATGAAGTCGAACTCGAAAGATGGGATCTCCCTAGACCATTCGAGGTTCTTGTCGATGCTGGTGTCTGCGTCATGCCAGTAAGCATCCAGGCATAGAATGGAGATGTTGATCTCCTGTTCCTTCGAGAAGATGTCTGCTTCCACGGCCTCAACATAGCCCTCGGTCTTGACCCGGCGCTTGTCCGTGTTGATGTACACAGTCATGAGCTGCTTGATCTGGAACCAGGAGTATATGCGCTGCCTGCTGGTCTCGATGTCTGGCATGGGCAACGGCGCGAGTTTGATCTTGAGGTTCCTCATTCCCGCCCTCGCGCCGTTGAATATAGCCACATCCGTAAGAGCCAGTTCAGTCGTGTTGATCGAGGCCTTCGTAGCCGACAGGCCGTCAACGGATTTGACAGCCACGCCAATCCCCCAAGGATCCCTCAGAGGAAGAACGACGCGTTGCTGTCGGTACGTAAGAAACTCGATTGACTCAATCATAGCTCGTACATGGCTCCCTTTACCTGCTCGATCTGGTTACGAGTCTGGCGGTAGATCTCCGCCTCGGACAGCGCCTTCGGCGAGTTGTTGTACTGGTTGAACACGAGACTTGTGCCCTGGTTGTACGTCTCGCTAGCGGTGGTGTCATTCGACTTCACCGGAGTGCTGGTAACGACTCGTCCCGCGAGCTGCGCAGTCGCCGTCGTCGTGAGAGTGCCAGCGATCTCCTCCTTGGGGAGGATTTCGTCGAGACGACCTGCCTGCTCCTCAACCTGCGATAGGTCCAGAACCGGCTTGATCGTCGGATCGGCGTTCTCTCCGAACGCGTTGTTCCAAATATCCTTCGAGTTACCGAAGCCCTTGGACAACGCGTCGACGGTATCCGTGGCCATGGTGGTGGCCGCTGCGATGCCCTGCTCAGTGTTATCGGTGATACCGTTCGCAAGACCCTGCATCAAGAAATCACCGATCTCGTACATCACCCTCGAAGGAGAGTGGATGCCGAATGCTGCTTTGACCTTCGAAACAACGGTGCTACCCATACTCGTAACCGCACTGGCGATGGAGGAGAGCTTTTCGGTGATCGCATTCTTGAGGCCGTTGACCAGCTGAATACCAGCGTTCTTCATCTGCGCGACGCCCGTAGATACGAGAGTCTTGATGCCGGTGCTGATACCCCTGGTGATGGCACTGATGAGTCGAACACCCGCCTGAGCCATCGCCTCGGAGTTGTTCTCGATCGCATCGGCAAGCCCGTTGATGAACTTGATGACGGTCTTGGCCGCTGCGTCAGTGATTCGTGGCATCTCGTCGCCGAGACTGGTGATGAACGCCACGATGCAGTCTGTAGCCTTCTGCCCAATCTCAGGAATCTTCTGACTCAGACCATCCAAGAACGATATGAGTACATCCGACCCCCTCTGAACCAGTTGCGGCATGTTGTCGATGAGGGCCTGCGACAAGGTCAGGATCAAGAATATGGCACAGTCGATCAAGGCCTGGGCGTTGTCGTATATGACCTGGATGATCGCCAGGAGGATCGTGGTCATGAGCTGAACGAACGTCGGGATAGACTCAATCATAGCCTGAGCGCCAGACGTCAGGATAAGCTTGAGGTACTCGACGATAGTGCCCGAATTGTCGATGAGGACCTGCATGAAGTTGATGAAGCCCTCGCCGAGCGCCGTACCCATCGCAGGCATTCTCTCAATGAAGCCGTCGACGGCCGCGAGGAATGTCTGGACACCATCGGCGCCCGAGGTCGACAGGTTTGCAATGGCATCAACCAGTTTGGCGATACCCTCAGTCGCTAGACCAACGCCCATCCCGATCATAAGGATAGCGCCGCCCAGTGCAAGGAGACCAACCGCGGCAAACTCAGCAACATATCCGACAGCCACAAGAGCGGCCAACCCCAGGGCCATGATGGCAATACCCTTGCCTGCGGTGGCCCAGTCCATCTCCCCCAGCATCTTCATGACAGGCGCCAGGAGAGCGAGTGCTGCCACAGTAACGAAGAGGCCCGCGGCACCGGCGAGACTTCCCCCACCGATGGAGCTGATCCCAACGAGAACGGCCAGGGCTGCTGACATCATGACCAGACCTTTGAGGTAGTCGCCCCATGGCATGGATGCGAAACTCTCAATATCGCTGGCGATGAGTTTGAGTGTCGCCGACACGATAAGGAGCGACAGGGCTCCGACAAGAGACTTGCCGCCCCCGAACTTGTCGAGCCTTTGGACCGTGAAGGCCAAGGACGCCAGACAAATATCCAGGGCTAGGATACCCTTGATCGTGTCACCCCAGGACAATGCACCGATCTCAGTCAGCACCTTCGCGATCTGGCGCATGGTAAATGCCAGCGCAAGGAATGCGAACGCCGATGCCTTCTTGACCTTGACTGTACCCATCTCCGACATCATGGTCATCATCTTCATGATAAGACCAAGTGCCAGAACGCCCTGAACCAGGTCAGAAAGACTCATCTCACCGAGAGGCTTGACCGCATAAGCAAGGAGCATTACGCCAATACCCAGCGGAACTGCTGTGAGGGCGAAGGCCAGAATATCCTTGTTCCTCTTGGTAGTTGTCTCGGCCATCATCAAGAGCATCTTTATGACTGCGAAGAGACCGATAGTCCCCTTGAGGATATCGTCCCAGGACATGGTTCCGATGTTGTTCAGAGCCTTGCCCAGGAGGAGCGCGACTCCAGCCAACACGACCAGCGCCAGCATTCGCTTGGTGAGCCCTTTCATGTCCTTGCCTTCGCCGGAGGATTCCAGTTGGTCCTCCGCCTTCTTCAACATGTTGAACATGAAATATAGAGCAGCACCAGCGGCTACAATCCTACCAGCCGGGATCTGGGCAACAACCCAGAGTGCAGCGGCCAGAACGAGAACGGCACCGGCAAGAATAAGGATAGTGGTAGCCTTGACCTTGTTGGTCGTAGCCTCCATCGACTCCTTGAACCCGTCGATGACGTCCTTGACGCTACCGAGAATACCGGCGAAGTTGGATCCTGCTTTGCCCCACTCCTTGAAGGTGTTGATAACATTCCGAGCAATTGCAAGGAATGTGACCAGCGCCCCGGTCTTGAGGATGGCGTCGAATATGCCCCCATAGTCGCCGTTGTCGGCCATGTTCTTGAGCTCAGCAAATGCGCCCTTGAACGGCTCGATGAGCGCCCTGGCGGCGATGACGGCGTAGTGGCCAACGGTGGACAGAACCTTGCCGATGCCGTGGATAAGCTTGACGAAGTTATGCCACCCGGACGTAGCCTTGTCTTTGAGCTCAAGATTAGCTATGAACTCCTTGGTGGTACTCCAGCCGTATTTGACAGACTCGGCGTACTCACCCATGAGCGTCTTGAGGTCGCTGAACGCCTTCTTGAACGGTTTGGTGTCGAAGTCGAAGTTCAGAGTCGCCAGATTCTTGAGGACGCCCCAGACACCGGCCCCGAAAGATGAAAGGATGCCGCCAAGTGACGACAGCCAAGCAATATCAGGCCCGTTCTGCATGGCCTCAGCCCACTCGCTGAACTTGGTGGACACCTCATCGTAGAGTGCAGCCAGTCGCTCCATCTTGGGAGTCAACCAGTCGCTGACGACGATGGCCTGCTTGTTGATGCACTCAGTCAGCCAGATGATGAAGCTGGTGAGCTTGTCAATCGCCGGAATAAGATGGTCGGCCAGGTGCTGTCCCCAGAAATATGACTTCTTGTAGGCAGACTCGAAGAGCTCGACGATCTTGTTCTTGAGCTTGGTAAACTTGGACTCGTTCGCTTCGGCAGTATCGCCAGCCTCCTCGGTGGAATCGCTGGTGATACCGAGCGCCTGACCGACCTCCTGGGCGCTCTCCTTGAGCTCCCGGAAGGGCGCGACGATGGACTCCTTGATGCTGGAGCCGTCAGTCTTCAGAGCCTCCCACAGACCGTCCCAGGCCTCCTTGAGGCGCCTGAGACTGGGCGTGATTTCGTCGTGGAAACCCTCGGAGAAGTTGTTCCAGATACGCTTCAGCCCGTGGCCCGTCCAGATGAGGGCCTTGATGACATTATCGGCGACGTTCAGGCTTTCATACCAACTCTGAACGGCCTCGACGCTCTCCAGGAGACTCCAAGACCAACCCGCGGTATGGCCACGAAGGTTGGAAATAATGGCTCCCAGTCCCTTGAGCGCTCCGCCGGCAATCCATCCGATCACCTTGGCGAAGTCGGTGAGGACTAGTACACCTATTTTGACGATTCGGAAGAACGCCTCGAAGTAGTTGCCGATCGACTCGACCGTAGCCTCACTGGGGACCAGCTTTGCCATGAAGTTGGCGAACGCCTCAGACATCGCATACAGCCCCTCGGCGGACGGGCCGCTGAAGACCTGCGAGAACGCCTGACCGATGCGCTGTAACGGATCCCACATGGCGTGGAACAAGGAAGCGAGACCCTCAAGGATCCTCTCCCTACCGCCGAGGTCCGCCCATCCCTGAAGGAGGGCGTTCCGGGCGTTACCCATCTGAGTAATGACACCGCTTGGGCCGGTGAGGAAAGCGCCGACTTTGGTCCACAGCTCCTTGGCTTGCTCGAAGTCACCAAAGATGATTCGGAACGACTGAGCCCAGGATGAACCGAGCTCCTCACCGATGACACCCATCAACTGAGAGAACGTCTTGATGTCCTGAGCCGCAGACATACCGGTCTTGGCCAGTTCTTGGATCTGAGCGACCTGCTCCTCGGTGTAGCCCATGGAGAGAAGCTGCTCGTCGGTGTACTCACCGGCCATCTGCTTCAGAGTCTCCATCATGATCTCCTGGGTCAGCCATCCCTCCTGAAGGGAAAGCCTGAACGACCCATTCTTGGCGATCATCTCGTCGACACTCTTGCCGTGGACCTTGGCCGTCTGAATCAGCTGGTCCTGGAACTGCTTGGTGGCGATGCCAGCGTTCTCCAGGGACATCCAGTCCTGAAGTTTCACTGTTCCCGCGGCCATAGCCTGCGAAAGCTGGTACATAGCCCTCGAGGTGGACTCGGAGTTGGCACCAGCGACGGCTGCCCAGTTCGCCAGACCCTTAATCGACGCGACCGAGTCGTCCAGTCCGATACCGGCAGCGGTGAACTTACCGATGTTGGACGTCATCTCACCGAAGTTATAGATGGTCTGGTCTGCGTAAGTGTTCAACTGGTCCAGAGCCGCGTTAACGGTCTGGATCGTCTCGCCCTTCTGGGCAGTGTTGGCGAGAATGGTCTGAACAGAGTTGAGCTGGAGCTCGTACTCCTTCATACCATCGATAAGTGGCTGAACCGTGAAGCTCGAGAGCATCGAGGAGCCGACTTCTGCGATCTTTCCGCCGATGCTGGCGAGTGCGCCGAAGGCAATCGACTGAAGAGCCGAGAATTTGCTCGTAGTCTCGGCAATGCCCGCCTGGGCCTCCGAGAAATTGAGGTTCTTGGCGGCTGCGGAGACCTGATTGATCCCCTCAACGCCGCCTCGGAATGCCAATCCCTCCTCGAGCTTCTTGACTCCGTTGAGAGAGTCCTGAACCCCGTTCATAAATTGGCCGTTGTTGAACTTAAGAGCGACTACCCGCTCCTCGATTGACGCCACTAGCCTCTCACCGCACTTTCAAGCTGCTTGACGATGCTGTCAAATATAGGCCTGAGCGCCGGATTTATATAATCCACGCCCTGGACATAGCCACCGGTCCTGGTGCCATGCCCGTATTGCAATATGACTGCGATCGGGACACCCTGCTCCACGTGGGAGTTGTTCCAGACCAGCGAGACTCGGTTTTTGCTCCGCTTGATCTCGTAAGACCAGCTGGATGCAGTGTAACCGGACCTGACCGGAGTAGCGGCAGCTAGTGCAGCCACCCCGGCCTGTCCGCAGTCGTCGAGGAAATCGAAGAAGCGGCCCTCTTTGAGTCTCTCGAGCCACTTCCCCGTGTCCATCCTCGAATCCATCTCCAGCGTGAACGCCGGACTCATGCGGCCCTCTCACAGGCGGCCGCAATACCCGACACGATGGCGCCAATCGCTCCTCGAGACCATCCGGTATTGAGCTGGTTGAGATCGGCGGGAATATGCGCAACTGTCGGAAGACCTGAAGCCTTCAGGGCATCCCACGTGGTCTGTGGCGCATTGAACTCCATGGACAGAATATCGCAGACCTTCCCCGCTAGGAAGTTCGGATACCATTCCTTGGTGGTGTCCGAGGCATACGCATACCCCCAGGTCTTGAACCCGCGTGCTCGCATCCCGTCAAACGCCCACTTGGAGTCTCCATAGGACTTGAGTATGACCTTCTGCTCCATACCCTTGAACATGTCGCAAACGGCCTGCCACTCGCCCAGCTTATGCTTCGGATCAAAGACGATGACGTGACTCTTGGAGTACGTGTCCATCAGCCAATCGATCGTCGCCGGCATGTACTGGGTCTTCGACGCCGCGGCCTTGATCTCAGCCCAGGTATACTCATCCGCGTTCTTGGTTAGAGCCGGAACGAAACGTGACAGACTCTTATCGTGGCAGCCGAACCAGACGCCGTCCTTGCTCCGAGCGGCCGAAAATTCCAGCGCGTGAGCGTGGTAGTCGACCGCCTGGGTGTACCCGATCTCTGTGTGCTCGGGCCAGGACTGGGAGCCGCCACGATGCCCCACAATGAAGTGCGGAATCGTGAGGAGCTCCGAGATCGTCTTGGCGCCCTCGGGAATTGCGCGCATCGTGAGTGTCGGGGTCTCCCGAGTCCCGTCCCACACATTGACACCAATCCTGGATCCGTCGGCGAGAGTCGGATCGAGCGAATCGTTCTGCTCCTTGAGCCGGACGTCGACGCCGAAGAGGGTTTTTACGCCGGTGTCGCTTGGCGGAGCGTAAGCCGACTGAGCGTATCCGACGACGATTGACGACCAGGACATTTTTGGGTCCTTGCCCCAGGCGCCGTTAGTTATCGGCTCGACGTTGGGCGGGAAAGTCGCCACCGGATTGGTATTCACATCATGCTGCACGAACCCGGTGATCTGAGGAAATGGCCCGTTCTTCCAACCATCAGCGCTCTTACCCGGTGTACCCGGGACCAGACTCTTGACTTTGGCTCCGTCGAATACCATGAGTACCGCAACGTGCCGTCCGTTGTGAGCCGGGTCTGGGGACTTCCACACGATGTTTTGTGTGTCGGCAGGATCAGCAACCATTTTGACGGCCACGGTGCATGAGCGGATGTCTTCGCCGCCGGCGTACTTTCCAGTCCAACCCGCGGGCGTGCAGTCCCGCATGTGGTTGAGTTGACCGCCCACTACGAGCAGCGCCCAGTCCCCAACGGCCGACGGAACGCTGAGTTTCTCGTCCTGGTTCTTGGAGACCGCGATACCCTTCATGGGAGACGCCATGATCAGACCTTTCGTACGATGACCGTGTTCGGAGGAGTACCTGCCGGCACCTGCTCCTCACGACCTAGGATCAGAACATTACCGTTACCCCCGCCTCCGCCACCAGCAGGGCGGTTAGTCTTGATGGTGACGTCGACGACGTTGTCCTCGCTCAAGGTTACCGTCTTTGTGGCGGGCCATCCCTGGTCATCCAGGAAGAGTCGAGCGCTGGTACCGCGGAAGAACCACACCATGCCGTCGATCTTCCCGTTCTCGCCAGCGGTATCAACGTAGGTGGCGCCGTCATCCGGGTCGACTGTCAGCGTGGCGAACGGAGGAATGTCCCCCTTGACGTGGCAGTAAGGCACGGCGGCCTCACTTCTTCTCGTCGAGCTTCGTGTTGATCTCGTTGAGCGCCTTCAGGATCTGGTCCTCCTTGTAGGAGACATCCTTCAGCCAACCAACGATAGGGCCGTCGAAACGACGACCGGCGATGCCGGCACCAGTCTGGTCAGAGACCTCGACAAGGCGGTCCTTGATCTCAGAAAGCAGATCGGTTGCGTATGACACTTCGAGTTCCTCTCCGCCGTCGCTCGTGCCCTGAGACGGACGGCCTTTGTTGTACCAGTAGCGGCATGCATCGGAGAAAGGCACGCCGTACGCTTCGTAGGACCCGTACATGGTCCCGGAATTGTAGCGAGACCCCACTCGGCGGAGGTCCTCGTAGGAATCGCCCTCAGCATCGATGAGACCCTTGAGGATGGAGCAACCAACCTCGGCCGACTTCTGCGGATCCCACCAGGCTCGGTCAGGATCGTTGATGAAGTACCCGTTGTAGGTGATCTGAAGCGGACCAACACCATTCGAGGTGCCCCACTCAGATACGATGGGCCAGAAGTAGTTCTTGAAGTTGTGCTCCGTGACCTCGCCCCAGCCCGAGCAGGCACCTCCGGCATCATGGCCGTAGATGTTAGCGCCCTCCTCACCGGTCTCTACCTTAAGGCAACCAAGAGCAGCCCACCAAGGGCACCCGACAGCATCAGCGGCACGAAGAACGGCCTGCTGAATGGAGGTTCCAGAGGATGACTCGGCGTGCGAGGGTGCCGAAGAGCCGTGGTTGTCCCGTCGGCGAAGACAGTGCGTCCAGGCCGCCTGTTGGGTGTACGGGTGCTCGTTGTACTCCTTGGAGCGGACCTCTTGCTCGGTCTGGTCGCCCATCCAACCGTCGTCGGAACCATCCTCAGCGATCCATGCCTCGGACAGAATCGTGGGGTTGAGACCAGTCACCATTGCGACATGCCCTCGACCTCCCGAAGCGGTCTCGGACAAGACGATATCGCCGATCTCGAATCCGCCGTCAGGCTCGTTGCCGGTCCAGGAATCCGAGATATCGGCGAAGTTGCGCTGAAGACACTCCTCCCGAAGGGACCCGGTCCAGGTCGACCGGGGGAAATATCCGGCAGTGAAGGGCTCGCCCCACTCGTGATGCGCCGCAAGGTTGTAGCAACCCGCAACGAGGGCCGAGCAGTCGGCATTGGCGGGTGGATTGATGAGCCAACCGTCCCAGTCGGACCGATCGTAGAAAGTCCAGCGATCTGGTTGCGAGTAACCGACATCAGCGGCGTCGGCGTAGTACCTGGCGCACGATGCTGCGTATTGAGATACAGTCATTTTGACCTTTTCAGCCGTTAGAGTTCTCGATGGGGGCGAAGAGCACTGGGATGATCCTAGCGCCGTTAGCCTTGAGCTGCGCGCGAACACGCGGAGGCGCGGTTGCACCTCCGGGCCAGATCTCGATGATAGATCCGTCGTCTGTGTAGTCCCCCTTGGGGAGAACGAACGTTGCCCGGCTTCGAACCTGGATCTCCTTGGGGAGATCGACAACCTTGACGTCCCTTGTTCCGTTAAGGTCCTGAGTCTGCCAGTCACTATTGCGCTTGACGTAGACCATGCCTGCCATGATGCGGTAGACGTAGGCGTTGTCGTCGGGGCACTTGATCCAACCGGTGTCGAACGTGCCGTATCCCGAAGCAGCCCTGGAGTTGAACCACACGACCTTCTCTGGCATGGACTCTTTGAGGTCGATCATCTTCTGCTCCGAGCTACCGTCCTTGCGGACGACGCGCACCAGGGCCTTGGATCCCTCGTAGAAGGGGACGTCCAACTCAAACTCAGGATTCGCACCCAGGGTGATCGAGGCGTCGGTGACTCCGTTAGTCGGGGAGATGTAGACTGTGCTGAACGGACTGGACTCTCCTCGAACTTTACCGTGGAGAAGAGGAGTTACACCAGGCATGTTAACCTCTTGACTTGTACTTGGCCCGTCTCGCCGCGTTCAGAGCCTGATTCTGTCGAAGCGTGGCGGCGGTCGACATCTTCTTGTCGGGTTGGTTCTTGACATTGCACACTCGAATGAGTGTGAGAAGTCGGTGAAGGTGCCAGTGCTGGCACTCGAACGGAATCTGGAGAGCGACCATCCAGTAATAGACCAGCTCTGACGTGATAGTGTTTCGGCTGGGGCTAGATCCCTCAGCTTCCACGAACGTGGTTGCCGTCATCGAGTCCTCGATGTACTCTCGGATCCGTTTCACGTTGTCCGTGGACAAGTGCGAGTAGACGACGGGGTCGACGTCATTCAGAGTCATGCACTTGATGTAGTCCACGACCTGCTCTTCGGTGAGCTTCTCGTTGCCGATGTATGGGATGTGCCACTTTGACTCCCATTTTGACAGAGCGACGAGACTGTGCTCAAGCTCGAGGTCGCCCTCGAATCCGTTGATGAACTCGTTACGATCCTCGTCATAAAGCTCATCCCCGACGACGTGAATCGTCAGCATTCGTTCCTCCCTGGAGTCACCACGGACCCCGGAGCGCATCACGGGGTCCGTGGGAGTTGTCAGCCAGCAGCCTTGACGGCGGCGATGACCTCGTCAGGAGTCGGGAGCTTGGCGTCGTTAGCGCCGTCGCCCCAGATCAGCTTCTCGATGGCGGTCATGCCGTTCTTGCCGATGACGCTGGAGTCGAGGGTAACGACACAGGTCGGCTTGTGATCGGTAACGTTCACCGGGGTGCCCTTGAAGGACCATGAGAAGGTGATCGCCTCAGGGGAGTCGTTGATCGTACCGTAGGACCGCTCCGAGGGGGAGGCGGCCAGACCGTACAGAAGGTGCAGCTTGTAGCCGTAGTTGTTCTTCTGCTGGTCGTTGCCCTTGATGGTGCGGTATGCCAGCCCGAAGGAGGAACGCTCCTGCTGACCGATGACGACCTTATCGACAATAGCCGAGCCATCACACTGGAGCCACTCGTCCGGGTAGGTGTAGGCCTCGATCTTGCCCTCGAACGTCTCCGCCGAGGTCAGAGAGAGGTACTTGATGTTGTCCGCGTACAGGTCGGTCTGCTCTGCACCAGACGGGGTCTCAGTCACGTTGGTGAGACCCGACCAGGCGACGCCCTTGCTGTAAGCGCCAGTGGCGGGGTTGACGGGGAAGAGGACCCCACGGTCCACACCAGTCTCATAGAACTTCTTGCCCGTCTCGTCCCATGTGAGGACTGCCATCTATACTCCTTGGTAGATGTTGAACACGTCGTGATGAAGGTTGTGCGAGACGAAGTGCCTCTCGAAGGTGGACATAGGCATGTCTGCCAGGACATCTAGCACCGGTTCGTCGGGATTCCTACTGATGAGGGTGACCGAATAACGCGGCGTGTACATCCAATTGGTGTTGTCCCCGAACTTCGAGTCGGCTCGACTCCGTTCGTACACGATGCACGGGTAGGTGAGCTGGACGGACTCCGGGGGTTGGAAGTAGACGTTCCTAGAGCCCAGCGCTTCGACGAGTTTCTGATGGAACTCAAGGCGTTGGGCCATTGTACACCTCTCCGAGGTTGAGGATGAGACGGGGGCGGCGGACCTCCACGTTTGTGACGACCCAGCGCGCCCCCATCCATCTCACATACTTGATGGCGAAGAAGTTCTCCTCGGCGTAGGAGTCGGCCACGATGGAGATCTCGTTGTTGAGCCGGAGATTCTGGAGAACCTTCGGCTCGCTGTCGTACTGCTTCTGGGAACGGTTCACGTCCCCGTAGTACTCCCTCTCCGTGACCTTGTCCTCGAACACCCCCGGCGATGTCTCGACAGCGTGTCCGTAACCTATGCTTCCGAAGAATCTTGCCATTTTGACCGGATCAGGCCGTAGCCTTCTCGATGACGATCGCGGACTTGTACTTCGTCAGAGAACCCGAGCAACGAGCCTCCAGCAGGTACTTCTGCTGGTTGAAGTCGATGTCGAACTGCTCGAAGAAGGAGGTCTCGCCGCCCTTGTCAGCACCCAGGGTGTAGTCCTGCATGTTGACGATGATGCCGAGCAGGTTCTGGGTCTTGCCAGCGACCTCGCGCGTGGCGCCCTCCATGACCTCAACCTCGATGACATCCGAGACGTTCAGGGCGTTGGCAACGGCCTGCTTGGTCTCGTAGATGTAGCGCTTGTTGATGTCCTTGATCTCGAGCATGTCGCACACGAACGCGTTCGTGGTGAACAGGACCGGCATGCCAGAGCCCTTGTAGAACTTCCGGGACCGACGGACGATGTCGATGACGTCCTCGGTCTTGGCGTCCTTGTCAACAAGAACCTTGTGGGAGAACAGCTCGTCATCCTTCCAGATAGGACGGATGTTGGTCTCCTTGATCTTGTCGGGGTTGGACACATCACGGCCGTCACCAATAAGGACGGCGCGAGCGAGCTCCTCCTCGAGGGCAAGGCGCAGGTTCTGCTGCATCCAGGCGACAACATTGAACGTGGTGATGTCGAGGACATCGTCACGGTCAATCTTCGTCTTGTTGTAAACAGTCGTCGGCTCAGTCTTCCGGTTGGCGACCTCGTAGACGACGTCCTTCTTGCGGCTGGCCTTGACGTAGCCCTTGGCCCGCAGGTCGTCAGCGGTCAGGTTCGACCACTGAGTCTTGACGCGGGAGAAGGGGGAGTGCTTGGCGCCCTGGAGAACCTTGGAAACCCAAGAGTTCTCGCGCATGATGCGCTGAGGCTCCGGGTCCAGGTTGGTGGCGTCCGGGAACAGCAGCTCCGGGTTCTTGATACCGTAGTCGGCGGCGTGAGCCAGGACAGCGGTGCGGAGCGTCATGCCGGGCTGACGAGCCTCAGCGAAGATCTGCTCCTCATCGGCGTGAGAGAGGCGTGGGCCCATAAGGGCACGAGCGTCTCCCTCGAAGATGTTGGAATGCATCAGAGTATCACCCCCGAAGTCGCCGTGTTCGGCGTCCTCATCGTAGTCTTCGTCGTCATAGTCCTCATCGAACTCTTCGTCCTCGTCGAAGTCCTCATCCTCGGCATCAACGTCACCGCTGATCTCCTCGATAAGGGCTGCAACAGCCAGACGCTGGTCATCGTCGAGGGTCTCGAGGACATCGGCGACCGTGAGGTCGTCCTCGTCGTAAACCTCGTCTTCGTCCATGGATTGTGTGTCCTCCGTTGTTTCTCCGGAATCGTGCGAGAGCGTGAGGCCGGAGTAAATAACGGCCTCGTCCTCGGACTCGGTCCATGAACCATCCGAGTGCTCCAGAGCAACGTTGTCGATCAAGGCGCCCGGGTTGGCCCCGGACAGGACCATGGAAACCTCGACGATGTTGCCGTGAATAACGTCAGCCCCTCGCTGGTCGAGGCGGTTGGCGTAGATCGAGAGAGCCTTGACGTCGCCGTGCTTCACGAGCTCCTTGGCGTTCTCGGCGCCAGGAGTATCGTTGAAAGCGCAGTAGGCGTAAACGCCCTCATCCCGATTCTCGAGCAGTGCATGCCCGAGAACATTGTCGACGGCGTTGTGCCCATGCTGCCATACAAGCGGCACGCGCTGGCCGTCATTCTCCTTGAACGCATTGTGCTTGATAGTGCGTCCGTCGGAGCAGGTCAGGTCGTTCTTAGTGGCCCAGCCACTGAAGTCGAACTTCATCCTTCTCCTCTGACTTGGCTCATCGGCATGCTGAGCACTGACTGAACATCAGGACCGGAGTCCGAAATATCCCCCTCGCCGTCCAGGGAGGTATCACCCGTCTGAGGGTTGATGTTCGGGTTCTGCAACTGATCCGCCTGCTCGTTCGGGGACGGCGGAAGACCAATCCTCGTACGTGCCTCGTTCGGCGTGATGACCTGATCCCTGAGCATGGTGTCCAAGGACGTGACGATCTGGCTCGGCGGAACGTTCTTGAACGGGTCGCGGATGTACTGCACGGCCTGCCCCTGGGTGCGCGCGGTCTTCGTGAGGAAGGCCTTGCTCATTCCATCGGCGAGCGCCGAGAGTACGGGCTCCACAGCCCGGTTCCAATAATGAGTCCAGACAATCTCCGTCGCAGTCCCCTTGAAGACATCCTCCGAGATCCCAAGTCGACTCATGAGCTCGGCGGTGAGGAACTTGATCTGGTCAAGCAGGTTGTTCTCCGCCGGGCGGTTCAGCTGAGTGATCTTCTCGGAGCCGTCGGCGTAGGCGATCCCGTGTCCGCCCTTGCCTAGCTGGTCCTCGATGGACTGGATGCGGTTCTCTGCCCGCTGCCGCATGGCCTCGCTCTTGACGACATAGGGGAGCTGGATGATGATATCCAGCTTTCCGGTGTACGTCTTCTCGTCAGCCAGGTCCAGCATGGAGAGCTTGCGGCTCAGTCGCTTGAGGGTCGAGTTCGGCTTGTTCATCACCTCATAGAGAGGATTCTCAATGATGGCGACGGTGCGCTTCGGCAGGATCACCCGTTGCTTGGTTGAGCGAGCCTGGTTGTAGACCTCAACCTCGACCTGTTCGGGAAACCACTGAGTGATCCGCCCAACTCGCAGTTGCTTGATGTCGAAGCTGTTGTTGGTCCTCGGGTCCAGGTCCGATTCGACCGGAACGATTGCGATGACGCCCTCGTCGAACAGAGACAGCACGGCATCTTGGATGAAGGCTCGGCCGCTCTGGTCGATGTTGGGTTCCAGCATCAGGCAGTCATTCAGGGCTGACCGCCGAACACCAACAAACGTTCCATTTTGAGCTGTGTCGACATGTCGGATCGGCGTGGCGGACACGTCGATAGCGATCATGTTGAACAGCGACGAGATGATCGACTTGTCGGCCGTCCATCCGAGAGCGAGCCGGTCGGCCCGTACGGAGTAGGAAGGACCGAGGTTCGATCGATCGATGTCCCTGCCAGTGAAGGCGTTGTAGGCGTGCTGTAGTCTATCTCGCAGTCCTATGTCCTTCACCTCCTAGTCGAACATGTCCTTGTTGAGTTTGTAAGCGACCCAGGCGTCCATCAGGGCGGCGACCGAGTCGATCTTGTTCTCCCGTCGGGCCTTCAGGAGCTTGCGGTTCCCGTTGGTGTCCTCCAGGGTGATGGCGTTCCCCATCGTGAAGGTCATCATGGACTGGTCGAAGAGGAGTTTGCGATCCTCTGCCATGTCCTTGATTTCACCGAGAGGCACGGACTCGGTCCGGGCTCCCTGGATCACCTTCTCGATGCCGAACGGTCCGTTCTCGTTCTCCCAGCGAGTCACGAACTCCTTGGCGTTGTATGGGTCGAAGCCCAGGCAGCGCACGTCGTACTCGCAGTCAGCGATGAACGCCTCGAGATCCTCGTAGACATTCATCATGTCAAGAACCGTACCCTCGAGTACCATGAGCGAGCCTTCCTGCAGAAACTCCTCGTACTTCTGACGAGTGGCCCCCGGAAGGCGCAGCATGGTGCGCTCGGATATGTAGCAGCGCGTCTTGACGCCAAACCTGCCCCGGCTGAGGGGGAACAAGAATGTGAAGGCGGTGAAGTCATCGCCTTGCGACAGGTCGACGCCGATGGAACAAGGCATGCCCCAGAAGTCCTGACGGTTGTGCCGCAGGGTCTCCTCGTAGGTGAAGAAGTATGTATACCCCTCCATGGGAATGCCGAACCTCTTGGCCAGGATATCATTCCTAGCCGCGGGGACGTGTTCCGCCCGTTCAACGTCTCGCTGATATGTCTCGTAGGAGACAGTAGCCCCAAGGTTTGGTTGAGCCTTCAGCCAGGTCGACGGATCCCCGACCTCCTTGAGGTCGTCGAGCCTGTAGTAGAAGATGGATGTGTGTGGATCCGAGTACTCCCCTCGCAGAATGTTGAGGAGCTCCATCTTCATGTTGTCGCCGGCCGAGTTTCTAACGGTACCCTCTGAGGACACTGCCAGAATAAGCCAGTCGTCGACCTTGGACGCCCCCTGCTCGATGGCTCCGACCACGTCTTCACGAATATCGCCCGAGAGCCACTCGTCCACCGTATTCATCTTGGTGCGGAGGCCCTGGAGTTTATCGATTGACATAGGTCGAACCTCGAGCAGGCTGTTGGTCATGAAGTTCTCGATCCCCTTCTTGGTGGGGACGAGCTTCTGCCTGAGCGCGCGACTGCCAGTCGTGTTCTGGAGAGACCCCTGAGTCATGAAATCGAACAGGGGGCCCTTGGCCCTTGTGATGGCGGTTCGGAAGGGCTGCATGACCTCCTCGGCCTGCTTCATCGTCGGCGCGGTCGTCACCTGATGAGTGGTCGACGTGTCGATCGTGAGGAAGTAGGCTTGAAGGAGGGTTTCGTACAGAGACTTCGCCCCGCCTCGAGCGACGATGATATACTGCTTGTTGATGAGGCGTTGCTTCACCCGGCGCTTCTCGAAGTGGCCGCCAGCCGTCGTCTTGTTCGGGACGTAGACTGATCGCTCGGTGAAGATCCACCATCCGAAGATCTGTTCAGCCCATAGTTTAAAGCTCGGTAGGAGTCGAAGATCGGATCCGTCGGTTAGAGTCATCTCCGCTTCCGCGAAGCGGATGAACCCCTCCACAGCGTCGCTATCGTAATAAAAGCCGGGATTGCGAATCCGATCATCTATCCGGTTCATCTCCATCTCGATCTCCTTGCAGATCGGAATCCGACCTGCGAGGACATCATCTCTGAATTCGGCGTAATATCGCGGGGTAGCGGTATTGGACAACATGGTCAGCGGCGGCGCTTCTTTGAGGTTCCGCTCTTCTTGCCGCCATTGAGCTTCTTGTTGAGCGCACGGGCTCCAGCCGCTCCGGCAACGTTCCCGGCTGCCTGAACACCCACACCAGCGACAGCGATCTTAGCTAGTTTCTTAGCCGCGTCGCCCTGGCCACGAACAACCTTAGTCCCGCTGGTGGCGAGCTTCCTGTAGCCAACGCCCTTACCTGGCTGGACAACATGAGTCGAAAGCGCCTTGCCGGGGGTCTTCTTACCGACTTTGGATTTAGCTGCGCCTGCGGCGGACTTAGCCGAACGCGCAGCCATACCAGCAGCGGACTTCACACCACCGACGCCGCCCTCAGCCGCCTTGCGTGCCTTATTACCGGCCTTCCAAGCCTGGTTCTTGGCCTTGTAGCCGGCACCTTTGACCGCGTTACCAGTCTTGAACGCAGCTGCGTTGCCGGCCTTGGCGGTCTTCAGCTTCTCGGCCGCGCCCTTAGCGTTAGCCGACTGAGCTTTCGCGAACCGCTTGGCCTGGGCCTGCTTGACTCGAGCCTGTGCTCCGAGATTACGACCCTTACCCTTAGCAAAGTCCCTAGCGGAGGCTCCATGCTTCTTGGCCAGAGCAGCGATCTTCTTACCCTTGCCAGACTTGTGCAGGTAGTACCCGGCACCGGCGGCTGCTGCCGTTCCGAGAACGCCGGCAATAGCGGCTTTCTGCTTGCGGGAGAGCCCCTTGCGCTTCTTAGTTGATCCGGCGCCTCCGGAAGCGGCTCGCTGCTTGCGAACGCCCCACTTCATACCTTTGACGCCATGGTGAGCGAGGACCTCGTCCTCGTCGATGAAGAACAGTGTGTCTGTCATGTCATAGTCCTATTACTTGAACCGTTTGGCGCCCTTGATAGCGGCAGATCCGCCCTGACTAGCAGCCTTCTTAAGCCCCTTCTGGATTGCGTTCTGCAGAGTGTTGAATGCAGCCTCCTCAGCCGCCTTCCCCACCTTGCTGCGGTAGCGCTCCATCCGGGTCTGGGTCAGCTGACGGTACTCCTTCTCCAACCGGAGACGGTTGTTGGCCCGCCTGAGCTGATCATCAGACATACCGTCTATTTTGGCCTTCTTGCTGGAGCTCCACTTCTTCGCATTCTTGATGCGAGACTTGCGGATTCCCCAGCGCATACCCCTGACTCCGTAGTGAGCAAGAACATCGTCATAGTACATCTTGGCCTGGGTGAATTCCTTGGCGTCACGACGAGCGCGGCGGCGAACGCCCCACTTCATGCCTTTAACGCCGTAATGCATCAGCTCCGAGTGACCCATTCGCTTGTTATGCCCCTTCTTGTAGTACCTACGAGCGGCTTCAGCGAGAGTTGCATCGGTTGCGTAGGTCTTGCCCAGCTGGCCGGTGTCGAGTTCGTTGTAATACTTCTCTCGACGTTCAGTAGCAGTGAGCTGACGGTTGCGCTGGTTTCCGAGACGCCAGTCCCTGGCTGCCTTGGCTTGCGCTTTGCGCTTCTTGATGAAGGCCTCGATCGTGGCGATGTCGTGATCGCCATACTTAGCCTTGAGTTTGGCTTCGTACTTGGCGCGGCGCTCGGCATTCCGCTGTTCACGGCTCTTCCGAGCCCCTTTACGCATCCCCTTGACCCCGTAATGCATGAGTTGGTCGCTCATGGAGTCTCCTTCTGCAGGTTAATACGCCAGGCGTACTCCTGAAGCTGCTTCTCGATCGCCGTCACGACGAAAGAGTTAGCAGGCGGGTCGAATACGAGCCGCACTTGCAGATACAGGTACGTCTTGACGGCCTCAACGTTCTTCGTGACGCCACTGAGGTACTGATCCCAGGTCTCTGTCTTTCCGGTGATCTTGAACGATGGGAGACCGATCTCCTCTGCGAACATGAGCGCCGTGTTCGTGTGGAGAATAATCTCCTGATCGAAAGCCGTATAGTCCTCGGTGATGCCGAGAGCCTTCTTGATGTCATTCAATATCGAATCAGCCACGGTCACCTCCAGGGTATCGTGTCGTTCGGCGTTCTCTCGACTAGAGGCTTGGGTAACAGGCTCGCGTCGCCGAAGTGAATCGCGTTATGTGTGTCGTGTCGCACGCAGACCAGGTATTCGGGGTCGAGGATGTCGGGATTGAACTCTCCCTCGAGGTCCTCGGGCCGAATCGGGTTCATGTGATGAACAAGAATCTTACCGTAGATGTCGTGACCCGGGACCCCGAGGTCGCATGCATCGTCTCTGAGGATAACCTTCTGTCTTGCTTGACGCCATTCGGTCGAGTGGTAGAAGGATTGGTTCAGATACCGTTCGAAACCGAAGGTCTGATCCCCTGGATCCTGGTTGAGACGTAGGTACTCGTACCGTTCCTCGAAGGAATCGATGCGAGAGAGTTCACTGAAGGTCCGAATCCGACTCAAGGCCCACACCTCCTCCGGCGTAGGACTTGAAAGCCTCGAGAACCTCCTTGTAGGCCTCCTCCCCTCGTGCTGAGGCCGCCAGAGCGTCGGCTTTGGCCTTGAGCATGTCGTTCTCGGCCTTGATTCGCTCCTGCTCCAACCGCTCACGGCTCGTGGCGAGCTTGAGGTAGTGCGTGATGATGGAAGGAGGAGCCGTGCCGTCCAGTAGCATCTCCTCGGCTCGCTGGACTG